GAAAGTTGTGAAGTAACCCCACCTTCTCCTTCAAATACTTCAAAGTTTTTAAGTCTTCTTAAATCTTTAAGAGTGTTTTCTAATCCACCCGCAACTGTGTATAAACTTTCTTGTCTTCTAATATCAGATTCAAGTTGTCTTCCAATAGCTTCAATAGAAGCTCTAACGTCTTTAGAAGATCTACCTAATGAAAATATGTTTACAATTTCTTTAGCAGCGTTAACATCTCTTTGTGTCAATCTATCTTGATCTTTAAATGTGTTTGCTAGTGCGTATGTTAATGTAACTTCTTGTACAGCAAGTTTTTCTTGTTCTTCTCTAGATAAACCAGAAAGCATTCCTCTGCTTTTTAGTCTAGCTTTAGCTTGTTTAATTAAATTTTTACTATCTAAATTTTTCTTAGCTGCTTCTTTACCTTCATCACTTAAATCAGGATCTCTATCAATTGCAGCATACTCATCAGCTTGAAGTTCAGAAACTTTTTGTTCTAATGCATCTAAAGACATTCCAGATATTTCAAATCCAAAAACTTCTTTCGCAACACCACTTAATCTTCTAGTAAATTGATCGATTTGTAATCCAGCACCGGCTTTAACTTTATTACCATCTTGATCTATTTGATTTAATGTTTTTAGTACATCTCTTGTAACCGATAGTGCATTGTATCTATTTCCAAGTACGTCTTGAATATCAAATAATCTTTTGTCTACACTGTTTTGTTCTAAGAAGTTTTCATATTGACCAATAATTTGACCTTCACTATCAGCAATTGGTCCTCCTTGGTTTACGGGTACGAATGTTTCTCTACCATCTGCGCCAATACCTGCTGCTATTTGTTTCGTTCCATCTTTTAAAGTGTAGCCTTTGTAATTTCTTAATCTACCATCAGCTCCTCTAATTTGAATTATTCCACCTGTTCTATCCGGTCTATCTTCTACAGCATTTTCATTAACAAATTTCATGTGATCTACTGCAGCGTTAAGTGATGCTTCTCTGTTTCGAGCTCTAAGCTCACCTTCTTTTAATTTTATTGTTGCATAGTTATTAACTGCAGGGCCTATTGCTTGACCAAATACTTCAAGGGCTCCGCCAATACCAGCTTTAGCTGTAGTTCCTGTTAATAATCCTGAAGCAAGATTAGCTAGGAATACTAAATTAGCTTGAGATCCTTCACCTCTAAATATTTCTTCTTGATATTTTTTAGCAAGTGCAATTGTTTTATTAAACGCAACATCATCAGATGGACCACCTAATGCAATTTCATTATTACCTTGAGCCGTGCTTTCTGCTTTTTGTGTTTTCTTTTCTGGAGCAGTTAATAAAGCTTCCGCTTCTCTTCTTTCTCTATCCTCAGATAAAGTGCTTGTGTAATTTGTAATTCCATCTTCGCCTGGAGGCGGTGGAGTTCCAGCACCTAATGAATTTTCTTGTATTGAATCTAAATTAGCTATGTCATTTGAATCAGCTACGTTGTCCTGTAGCAGTGGATCACCTTCAGCTTTTAATTCTTTTGATTTATTTCCTGTAACTCTTCCAGAACCAGGACCCTCTTTAGGTGCTGCTGAAGATCTTGTTTTAATTTCTTCTGGTGCTTTTGGTACAAACTTACCAAATAATTCATTATCAGATGCGCTCATATAATCAAATGCACTGTTTCTTTGTTCTATTTCAAAAGCTTTTCTTTCTGCAGGAGACATTGCGTTAATTCTTGCTCTTTCTTTGATACCAGCTTGTACTCTGTTATTTACACCATAAATACTAGCACCAATAACAGCGCTTGGTAGCATACCTATACCTGCTAAAGCAGGTAGTGCTCTTGCACCAGCATAAGATCCTCCTAATCCAAAAGCCATTTGTCCAACAGGGTCTTGAATACCTAAACCCTCTGCAACTTTTTCACCTGCATAGTAACCACCAATTGCCGGTATATTAGCTATACCTTTAACTAAATTTTTCCCCATTCTTACTGGACTACTCACTTTCATTCTTTCCATGAATGTAGGTGGTTTTCTAATTGCTGGAACTCCTGGTGCAGTATATGGTTGTCCAACCATAACACCTGTGTTTGCATTTATAGTTTTAAGCACACCTTTTCTCAAAGCTTCTTTTCTAAACATGGGTCTATTTAAAACTTTATTTAGTGACATCGAACCTCCTAAGCCTGTACGGGTTGTTTCACGTTTTGGAATGCTGTGAATGCTCCTATACCAGTACCAACAGCTTGAGCTAACGGACTAGTAGAAGGTTGTGTACCCATTGTAACTTGAGATGATGACTTAGGTCCTGCAGCATACAAGTTAGCTAAGAACTCAGCTCTTTGATATGGTTCGTATTGTTGTTGTAGTGTTGATTGTCTTTGTGCATCCATAGCCTGTTGAGCTAATTGTCTTTGAACACCACCCGAAGCCATCAATTGATTGATATCACCTTGCGCCATTTGTTGTTGGCCCATACCCATTTGACCTAATTGTTGTCCTGCAGAAAGACCAACTTGCTGTTGTCTTTGGGCTGCGCCCAATGCAGTATTAAAACCTTGTTGTTGAGCTTGTCCCATAGCATTTAAAGCTCTTCCTTGTAATTCTGCTTGTTGAACACCTTCTCTACCACCACCAAAAGCACCTGCATTTACTGCTTGTGCACCTATTTGATTTGATTGAATCTGTGCTTGTCTTCCAATTTCATTGGTTACATATTGTTGATATGGATTTAAATATTGATTTATTTGTTGAGCACCAATAGGTGACGCTGAAGCATTAATTTGATTAATACCTTGTTGTACAGTCGGGGCTCCAATACCTGTTGTACCCGCTGCTGTTATTCCTTGTTGTTCTAAAGCACCTAAACCTGCTACTTGATAGTCTGGTAAGTTTACTGGTTTCCCTGCGACTTGTCTCGCGATGTCCATTAGTTCTATTTTACGTTCTTCAATACCTGGCGCTTCTCTAACAAACTGTGTTTGTGAGCTTGGTGTTGCTGGTGATTGTGATCTTCCTCCTCCAAAAAAACTCATATTATATCCATTTCTCTAGTTGTACGTGTTTCTTTTTCCATCCCCATTTTTTGGAAACTTTTTCCCAACCGGGTCTGGCCATTATACTTAGTCTTTTACATTTGTTAACATTTGCAAAATCAGTAACTACTTTAATTAAACTATCTTCCCATAATTCTCTTCTTTTACCTGTACAAATAATAATTTCATATTGATTGTAATTAGGCATAATCCCAATTCTTCCAACACAAATACCAAATACTTTATTTTCTTCAAACTCATCAGACCCAAACATAATCCAACACTGCATTGTATCTTTTTTTAATTCGTCTAAAACCCAAGCAGAGTCTGCATATTTACCAGAAAAAGCTAAAGCTTCCGCTACCATAAACTCAGCTAAAGGCCAAAATCTTTCAACATCTTTAGGCTCTAAAGGTAAAATACTTACTAGGGGTTTAATTTGTTTTTTCTTTACCGATGCCATTTCTATCCTTTAATAAATCAAATACACGTTTGTATCTTTTTTGTTGTTCATAGAAATATTGGGCACCTTTTTCTCTCATATCTTTCATACTATTTGGATTTCCTCCAGCTATGATTCCAGCACCTAATACTCCATCTGCTCTTGTTACAAACTCTCCATCTGCTAATTGAGCTAACATTGTATCCTCGTCTTTATCTCCTACGCCTTCTCCGTCTTCTACATAACCAGATGCTCTAACATAATTATTAGAATCATTTTCGTCATGTGAAACTTTTGATGGAAGATAGTTAACACCACCTTCATTAAATTTTTTTATTTCTGCTATACCACCTACTCTTAATCTTTGAACATTCATAGAGTAAGGACCCATTCTAGGATCTCCTCTACCCGCTTCTTCTGGTGCGTAAACTTTTTCGTATGCTTTTTCCTCACCTGTAGTTGGATCGATGTAAGTGTATCCAGGTCTATTAGCTTGTAAATCTAAATAACCCATGTTGTATCCTGGTGTGTAAATATCTGTTGGCGCTTGATCGAATGCACCTCCAAAGTAAGTCCCTGCAGTAATTGCAGCTGAAACTTTTAATGGATCATATTTACCCGTTTCTTTGTTTCTTAAAATATCTAATATACTACTAGTTGATTTTTCTGCTGCTGGTGTTGGTATAAAACCACCTGACTGTCCTGGTAAAGTTGTAGATCCTGTAAATGTTTGACCAATTTGTTGTCCTGGTAAACCTTTTAAAGATGCAAAATTTTGTCCTAACTGTGAATATGGAGTTGTTCCCGGAACCATGTTTCCTAAACTATATCCTGTGTAAGCTCCACTAATACCACCAAGTATTCTTCCAAGTCCTGAGGCACCTGAATCTTTTGCTCCTTGATATCCTTTGTAACCACCGTAAGCTGCGGCCAGATATGGTAAAAATTGTAACATGTATATAAATTCTCCTAATTAAGATCTAAGTATTGAATAATACCATTTTAGTCGGCTAGTTTCAACTCATCTCTAAAACAACCTTCGTACTGATGTTCTCCTACATGAATGATTGGGTCATTGACATAAACATAACAAGTACCTCCAATATCTTTCCAAAGCTTACAAAAAGAAAAATCTTCACCTAAATAAGTCTTAGTCTCAGGGTCATGTATGCAATCAAAAAAGTTCCATAAATGAGGTCTATCTACATACTCACCATTTATAACTGTCTTTTGAATTATGTTTTTATCTGGATATTTTTTTATCATCTTGTCAAACACTGATCTTTTAATCAACATACATCCTGTAGGACTATGCGTGACTTCCATAACACCACTACTCAAAGTTATGTTGTCAGCATCTGCTACTTTCATTGGGTAGGTGTTTAAATATCTATGAATATCTCCAGCGTTTTTAACCTCACCATCATTCCACTTTTTATAAAGTTTATCCCACATCATAGTTTTAAGTGGATAAGGGATAGATATTAATTCTTTGTCTAAATCTAACATTTTAATAATAGATTTTGCTCTAAAATATATATCGGAGTCCACAAATAACATATGAGTACAGTTAGATTCTAAGAATGCTGAAACGCATAAGTTTCTTCCTTGAGTGACTAAAGAAGATTTCAATAAAGTGAATGTAATTCTTATTCCTTTTTTGATGCAAAGTTGTTGTAGTTCCAAAAGGGCTTGTGTGTAATGCATAGTCACATTACTATGACAAGGTGTACAAATCATAATGTTATAAGGTGACTTAGTTGTTTTTTTTTCTTCTTTTTGTCCGGTGTCCGGTTTCCACATAGGAAGAGTAGCTTTTTCGTATGGTGTTATCTCAATTTCTTTTAATGTTTGGTAAGTGTCTTCATTTACTGTCTCTTTCATTCAAAGCTCCTTTCAAAAAGTTTGTCCATTCCATCCCCTTTTTTTCCCAACTGTAAAATCTTTTATAAAAGTCTTGTTGTTGTTGTAGGTGTTCTTGCATAAAATTTTCATGTAAGTATGATGCTGCAACATTAATAGCTGCTCCTGTATCTTGAGCCATCTGTTCGTAATTTTTTGAGTAATTAATATATACTGGCCACTCTGCACAAGTTTCATATAAAGCTCCAAAATTATTAGTTATTACATGTACACCAGATGCTAAAGCTTCAAGCGCAGAGGCACAAGAAGTTTCTTCAAATATAGAGGGGTAAACAAACATATCATAATTAGGCATCATTTCTTTTATGTACTCATGAGGCTTGTAACCAATATAATTAACATTTGGTAATTTTCTAGCTTGCTCGTATAAACCTTCAAAATCTTTTTCAGTGTTATCTGAAAATTCAGATCCGTATACTTTACAAGAACTATAAACATCTAATTTTATATTAGGGTTATCTATTTCCTGCATTGCACGTAGCAATACATTTAAACCTCTCCAGGGAGTGCAGTGATGTATTAATTTAATTGGAGTTCCTCTTTTATATATTTTTCTTATAGGAAAATTATCTATACCATTTTTAATGACTACGCATTTTTCTGTAGGTATGTCAAAGGCATATCTAAACTTTTCGTAGTTCCAATGACTGTTAAATATATACCAATCGTATTCATCATGTCTTGATTTATTTGTAAAAAATTCTTGTAAGTTAGGTTGGTCCCAAGAATTCTTTTGCCAAAGAATATTTAATTTTTTTGGATCTATTGGAACTTTACCAGGAATGGATGTACAGATTTGAACTTGGTCTAACAACTTTTTTGAAACATGCTTTTCAAGCATTTCCATTTGTAGCTCAGTGGCTCCACGAGGTTGCATTATTCTTTAGTTAGCGCCCCCATAGAAACCCTAGTAACTTTGATTTCAAGGTCTTGTCTAAAGTCATCCACAGTAGTGTCAGTATTGGGGTCAGCAACATCAGCATCAAAATCATCTTTGCTAGCATATATCTTACCTGTTCTTTTGTGTTTAATGATTTCTGTTGCGGTTGCCGGTATTTTAGGTAAATCAGACATTCTTTTTTATACCTTTGTAAACAATTTTTGTCTAGCCTTTTCCTTGGCCTTTATAACGCTTCAATCTTTTTTGAAGTTTCTCACTTTTTGACAATGATTTCTTATGTTTTCGAGGCCCTCTCTTTTTAGGTTTATCCCTAGTTACAAAGTCTTTAAATTTTCTAGCCATTTTCCTGTGATCGGTCTATGAGAGCATAACTCACAACTCCTGTAACTTCATTTGCTGTTCCTGCTTGCATTGATAAAACATCACTTGCTTCCATAGATAAAGTTTCTTCTATCATATTAGCTTGAGTTTTATTAAGTTCTTTGTAAGCTATCTTAACAGCGGAACCACCTGATTTTGTTAACAAGGCATGAGTATCCACATTGCTTGCTGTATCATGAACTGCTTGTAAGTTCTTAACAAGTACAGTTGCATCTGATGGGCATGTTAAAATTGTAGTAACGTTTGTGGTAGTCAAAGTAAATGTATCGCTTTTGTATCTAATTGTCATGATATAAACCAGGTAAATGTATCTTGTTCATTTTTTAATTCTTGTTGATAAGAAGTGTTTAACTTATCCTGCATCGTTCGTAAAGACTGTGTTACTTGTCTTTGGTTTTCCTCTGTATATTTAGGGGATGGTTCTGGAATTACTATATCTACTCTAGCCATTAATACCCACTATGTAAACCACCCGGACCTGAAGTTTGTCTAGATTGCCTTGCAGCAGGTGCAGAGGGTGTAGGTGAATTATATTGATTTCCTCTTCCTCTGTCTTGAGGTGATACAGGTTGTGAGTCTAATCTACTTTGTATTGCCTGTATCTGTGATTTATTTAATTCATTTTCAATTTTTTTTTGATTCATTGCATAAGATTTTTCAGCTCTTTTTTGAGCTAAGATATTTGAGATATTAAAAGAGTTCCCCGTGAGCGCAGAACCTAAAGTTGCTATCCCTTGCACGTAGGGACTAGCGCCTATAACTGAACTTAATATATTTCCTTTAATACCGTCCAAACCTATTTTTTTTATTGCATAGTTTTTAGCTTGATTTACAGCTGCTTTTTTTGCCATTTCCTTAAAGTCTGGTAATCTTGGTTGTGTCTCATCAATTAAACCCATAGGGGTTAAGTCTTGATTTGCAAAACTTGGTACATAGTTTTCAAATCCTGGTTGTGATTGTACTGCTGCAATACCATATGGATCTTGAGCCTGTGCTACATTGTTAGCGTAATCTTGTAAAAATATTTCGTCCATTATCCTCTCATACCATCAGGTTGTACATCCGCCCTAAACGTTCCAAATCTCCAATTTTCATCTGTGCTGGTGTTTGCAATTTTTAAACTAACAAATCTTCCTCTCGCTCTTGTATCTATTTTATTAGTAGTGGATGTTATTGTAAAAGGTCCTAGTGGTGAAGATACTTCTGCATCGCTTGGAAAATCTCTTAAATTAATTGTTACTTGAGCATTACCTTGAAGTAATTTAAAATCTGGTACAAATCTTCTCATGCTCATAAATAGTTGTCCGTTTCCTTCAATGTTTATAGAAAAATCTCCAGATTCAATAAAAGCAGGTATTACTGTTTTATTTCCTGCGGTATCGACTTCGTTTGTTCCAACTTCGTGAGCATAGTAAAGAGTTCCGCCATTTATATTCGTAACACCTTGAACGGTTGGAAAAGTAGGAGTGCTTGTTGAATTGAATTCAGTTGCGTAAGGTACATCATATAAATTAGCATCTACCCAAGTAGTCCTTGACAAAGAACCTGTTGTCCAAGTTCCACTTTGATAATTGTAAGTGACACATCTATCATTAAATGTAGATCCTGATTTAGGATAAAACCAAGTAAGTTCTTCATACAAATGGTTTAGACCTACGTACACTACTTCACCATTTTGATAATTTATACCCAAGTTGTCACCTTTATTCGTAAATACAAAATCTTCAACTTGGCAGGGTAATGATTTAACTGTACCATCATATACAAAAAATCCACCAGACTCACCCATCCAATATACAGCTCCATTAACATATTTTATAGAATGCTGTCCAATTGCTCCACAGTTTGAACCAACTTGTCTAATAGAAAAAGTAAAAGGTGGTCCTACAAATTGAATTACGTAAGCTGAATTATCTGTTAAAACTAATGTGTAGTCTTTTCCTTTTACGGCTCCAACAATTTTAGTTCCCGCATCTATTCTAAAAGTACCTGCAGTATTGACTGAGGTTGGTGTGTAATCACTAATATCTTCTTGATCAGAAAACCTAATAAACATTTTATCTTGTGTACCCGGAGTTCCAATCGTAGTTTCAGTTCCTAACATTAATAAATGTCTGTCTCTATCGGATACAAGTGACATAACCGATGTTGTTGGTGCACCGCTTACAACAGTTGCTCTTGTCGTTAAGGCATTTGGGTTTGAGTTAATGGGATTCCACTCAAATGTTTTACCATTCTTAATAGTTGCAATTAATTTTTCTCCAAAATTATCTAATGACCATGATGCAGGATCTGTTGTTAAAGTTGAAGATAATGAATCTTCTCCCCAAGCTGTAAAAAATTCAATACCTGATCCAGATGAGTGAGCCGACCTTGTTCCCCCCACTGCTCTAGTAATGCCTGTTAAATCGTTTGTAGATATACCTGTGTATGAAATAAATTCAGCGCCAACTTTAAATGTTCCCGATGTTGGAAATCCTGTAGTTGAAGTAAGTGTAATAGAAGTTCCAGTTCCTCCAGTACCTGCGGTATCATCTAGTAAAGCTCCGTTTAAAGTTCCAAATACTTGTTGGCCTCCACCCCATAGCCCTGTTCCCCAACCAAAGCCATAAGTAAAACCTAAAGCACCTGCGCTTTCGTAGGGATTAATAGTAGCCGATCCGCTTCCATTGACCGTTGTCCCTGCTGCGCTTGCCATTGTAATTGTAAACGTATCACTGTCTGGAACAGTCACCACCTGAAAAGTATTTGTTGTAAAATTTGAAGCTACGTATCCCGCTCCTGTTGGAGGTGTTACAGAAGTAAATGTAAATAGATCTCCGGGTTGTAATGTATGTGCTGGTTTGTTTACAGTTACTGTTGCTGAAGTATTTACAGTATTAAATGTACAACCAGTTAAAGCTGTAGCTAAAGGAGTAATATCGTAAAAAGCACCCTCATAGTAAATAACTAAAACTTTGTTTGTACCTATAGCTGCATATCTTCTTCCATCTAAATCAGCCCAAATAAACTGTTCTCTTGCACCGCCTACTAAAGATTTATTAACAAGTTGCTCCCAACCACCTATTTTTTCAGGTAATCCGTATCTAAATCTTACAAAGTCCCCATCAGTCCATTTACCTTCAGCTCCTGTCGGGGTTACTTGTTTATTAAATCCGGGGGCTATTTGTACTTTTGTTAGAGGCATACGATATTATACCTTAAATTAAATATTAATTAAACATCTTGCTTTATAAAGTATTATAAAGATAATACTTTATAATGGACCATTTAGAAGCAATTGTTGAGTTAAAAAATATAGTTTCTTCTAAATTCATAGATAAAATTATACCTTTAATAAATTATAAAGCTAAAAAAAATTTAGGGGTATTAGATACTATAAATAAAGATGTAAGAAATGTAAAAGGCCATCATCTAACTTTTAATACACCTACAGATTTATTTTATTGGAACTACATAAAAAACGAAATAGAAAGAATATATATTTTTTACAAAGCAAAATTTCCTAAAATGACAAGTTCAAAAATAACTCAGATAGATTTATTAAAATATTCTGCAGGTGGAAAATACGAAATACACACAGATTATTATACAGATACACCTAGACATTTAAGTATTATTATTAATTTAAATGATGAGTATGAAGGTGGGGATTTAATTTTTACAGATCAAAAAGAAAAAGAAATTAAAAGATTAAAACTTAAAAAAGGTTCTATTGTATTTTTTCCAAGTAATTTTATGTACCCACACAGTATTCAATCTATTACAAAAGGAACAAGATATAGTATAGTATCATGGCTGCAGTAGATTATAAACTTATTAAAAATTTCTTTTTAAAAAAAGAACTTAGCGTACTTGAAAAGTATTGCTATAATAAATTAGATTTAAATAAAGACTATCAATTAGATAGCCAATCATTTTCTCCTGCATGGTACAATGATCCTTTAATGACTGGTTTGTTAGATATAAAACTACCCATTGTAGAAAAAGAATCTAATTTAAAATTATTTCCTACCTATGCTTATTGGAGGTATTATGTGTTTGGTGCAATTTTAAAAAAACATACAGATAGACCTGCCTGTGAAATAAGTGTGACTGCTTGTATTAAGAAATACGACAACTGGCCTATTGTAATTGAAGGAACATCTTTTGAATTAAAAGAAGGTGATGCAGTTTTATATGCCGGCTGTGATCAAAAACATTGGCGTTCAGGAGTATATAAAGGCGAAGGTATGGCTCAAGTATTTTTTCACTACGTTAATAAAAATGGTATTTACCAAAATTATGCATACGATAGTAAATGATTAGTTTATTAGACACAAATAACAAGTTAAATGAACATACAAATAGTTTAACTGTAACTTATCCAAGAACCATAAATATTATTTTTGGTAATTATCCTTATATAGATGTAATTAATAATTTAATTATCGACATTAAAAATAATTTAGACCCAGAAATGAAAAATTATACCAACGTAAAAGGGGGCATGACAAATTGGAGGTATTTTATTGATAAACCGTTGTTTAAAAATTTTATGGTTTATTTAATAAATAAACATCAAGTTTCACATTCATTAATATTTCAACATTTTTTAGAAAAATTTACAGTTGGTGATGCTTGGGGAAATGAAATAAAAAAAGGAGATTCATTAAATTTTCACACCCATCCTTGTATCCATGGTATTTTATATTTAACTGAAGGTTGTGATTTAATTCTACCAGAATTAAATATAAAAATAACTCCTAAACCTGGAGATTATTATATTTTTCCATCTGAGGTATCTCATGGTTTTGAAGAACATAGAGAAGAAAAAAACAGATACAGTTTAATTTTTAATATAAACGGAATAGACAATAAATTTAATTATATTAATAAACTTAACCAAATAGCTAAATGAAATTAGCATATTCAATACCTAATAAACTTTGGTGGATACATAATTTTTTAAGTTATGATATGTATAAAAATATCCACAATGTTATTATAAAAGAAAGAAAAAATATTAATTTACACAGTGTTAAAAATATATGGAGTAAAGAATTAATCTCTCATATTAAAGCTCCAGATAAAGTTACTATAACAGAATACCCACCTTTTAAAAAATTAGAATCTTTGATTAAGCATAATCAATTTTTTTCTATTAGTAGTGTTGAGAGAATATTGACTAATATTCACTACATGAAAGAAGATACTGGTATTCAATGGCATAATGATGGCAACTGGAAATACGGAGCAACTTACTATATTAATAGAAGATGGAATAAAAATTTTGGCGGAGAGTTTATGTTTACAGATGACAAAGGTCATGGTTTTTTGCCTTATGTAGGAAACTCTTTAGTTGTAGTCAAATCACCTTTAGAACATAAAGTAAATCCAGTGAGGTCAAATGTTATGCCAAGAATAACTGTACAAATTTTTATGAAATAATATGATAACAAATATATTTTGTTCTCCAATTCAAGAAATTCACATAAAAGATTATCAATTTATAAATATTGTAAATAATTATTATAAGGAATGTAAGAAAAAAAAATTATTTAAAAACAGTTGGATGCCGGGAAATGACACAACACCTACAACTTTTAAACATTCTTCAAATATTTTCAGTGAAAATATTTATATAAAAATGTTTTTAGAATCAAAATGTGAAAATTATTTAAATAATTTAGGGTTGACCTTTACAAAAATAAAATTAAGTGACTCATGGTTTAATGAACAAGGTAAAAATCAAATAGTGGGTTTACATAATCACAGAAATGTAAAAGAATTAAGTAGTATATCTGGAGTTTTTTATTTAAAAGCAATTGGCGATTATAAGCAGGGCGCATTAACTTTTAAAAATCATAACCCTTATGTAGGAGAATTTCCTATAAATAATGATCTCATAAAATATACAAATAGTGTAAGTTTTATTGCTAAAGAAAATAATATGTTTTTTTTTCCCGCAAGTTTAAACCACACCGTAACGACAAATCATACTGAGAAGAAAAGAGTAGCATTGAGTTTTAATTTAAGGATAGAATAATGAATGAAAAAAAAGTGATTATAGATAATTTTATCGGAATATATGATAATTACATTACTGAAGAAGAATGTAAAAAAGCTATTCAATTATATGAAAATCAAAATAAATTTAATAATACAATAAATAGAATTGGTGGAGAAAAAGCTTCTATATTGAAAAAACAAGACCAACAATTTTTTGCAGCGTCTAATAACATAGAAACCTGGTGGGAAGAATTAAAACCTATGATATTTAATTTTGATATAGCTTTTAAACATTATATTGAAACTACGGGAGCAAATGATGCTTATGGGGTTCCTTTTCATTTTACTTGTTTAAAAATTCAAAAAACTCTTCCTACAGAAGGATACCATGTATGGCATATTGAGCATGGAAAAGGATTTGATAATGAACCTAGGGCTTTTGTTTTTTCTATATATTTAAATGACGTTGAAGATGGAGGGGAAACGGAATTTTTACATTTTTCAAAAAGGGTAAAACCTAAAACAGGTAGAATAGTTATTTGGCCTGCTGGTTTTCCTTATGTTCATAGAGGTAATCCACCTCTATCTGGTGAAAAGTATATTTTAACTTCTTGGATGATGTTAAGATAATTACGAAGAATAAGAAGTAGGTCTTGCACCTAATCTAGTAATTTTTTCAGCTTCAGTTTCATCATCAACATTATCATTATCCCAATTAGATTGTAGTTTAGCTAAGTGTGATGAATCCCATCTAGATGAAAATTGATTGATGTCTCCAATGTTTGCATCAACAAATGACGAATGGGGTGTCTCATCTCTGTATTCTACTTGGTCATTGACATTTGTTGTACCATATTGGATAGCCCAAATATTAGAAAACTTAGAATCAGACCAAAAAGAATCATCAGATATAACATATCCAACACCTTCACTAGCACCTTCTGCGTGATTTTTAATTACTATTTTATCATCAAATACTATTGTCCAATTTGCGTTTGTTGCCATATTTTCTCCTACGTCTTAATAATATAAATTAAAGTTAAATAAGGTTGCACGATTGCAGCATTTACTGCGCTTCCTGAAAAAGTTGCACTCATATTATGAGAGTGACCTTGTCCAGAACCTGCAGCACCAGTGCTTCCGGCAGCAGCTTTAGTTCCCGGGTTACCACCACCAGCTGGAGCCATAGTAGCAGCAGCAGGGTGTGAGTGAGAAGCAAGTTGTGCTGTTGATAAAGTAGCATTAGCTGTTGAGCCACCTACGTTTCCAGTTGCTGTAACAGATACTGTATTTGCTCCACCTGTTGAAGCTAAAGCTTTTCCTGGAGATTTTCCAATTGGTACGTTATCTTGTAGATTAGGTAAATTAAAAGTAGATGATCCATCACCTACACCATAAGTAGTACCTACGATTGCAAATAATGCTGAATAAGTTGATCTTGAAACTGCTGCACCGGCACATTCTAAGAATCCTGTTGGAATTGATGCTGCTGACCAAGGTAAAATTGTACCAGTAGCCGTACCTTCGATACCTGTAAGGTTTGCTCCATCAAAATCATATTTAGTTGCTTCATAATTTGACATATTATTTCTCCGTGTAAGTCCATCCTGTTGTAGCATCTCCTGAGAATACTAATGAAAAAGCTGCACCTTGTGTATTAACAACAAGATCAGATGCTGCATTAGCTATATTAGAAGAGTTTCTACCAACAGTCAACGCGTTAGTATTAAAATCGTATCCTTGATCTACAAAATGTACTTCATCTCCTGCAGAAGGTGAGGCTGGAAGCGTAATTGTTACTGCTCCACCATTTGTGTTTACTAAAAGTTTAGCGCCAGCTTGAATTGTTTCTGCTGCTGATACTACTCTCCATTTTCTAAATTCTAAATCTTTAATAATATTGGTTCCGTTAGAATGACAAAAATAACTGTTGCCTTCACATAATAAAAAACCTGCTGCACTTGTAACTTTAAAAGTTAAGGTATTACCATCATGATTAGTTGAATCAATTACATTAAATACTTTTTCTAAACTTGCAGGAAAATTTACAGTTCTATTTGCTGCTAAAGTTCCAGTAAATTCTAATGTCATATTTCTAGCATTAGAAATAGTTGCATTTGTCATTGCTAAAGTTACATCAGCACCAGCAACATCGATTGCTTGATAACCTGCAACAGATTGTTGTACTAAATTTAAATTGGTATTTGTTTTATCTCCCCATGTACCGGCATTTTCACCAGTGACCATTAGTTCGAGTTTTAAATCCGTTGAAAAAGCCATAAATTTTTATCTCCTAAATAATTATAATTTTACCTCATTTAAGCAGCTCGATCAACTACCGTCCAAGTATTATTTACTCCAGGATCAACCTCAGCCCACGCAGTTATATTAGGATCTCCAACTGAAGCGGTCAATTGTATTCCTGTAACAACTATATTTGCAGTACCATTAGCTGTTACAGAACCTATTGAGCTAGCTAATTGTAAGCCTCCCACACCTACTACCTGATCAGGTATTTCTGAATCAGTACCTAAAGATATTGCTAATTGTTGTCCGGTGACAGGTTCATTAGTTGATTGAATTAAGGTTATAGAACCTAGTGTCATTGTAGCCTGAATACCTGTAACATTTACTGGAGTTTTAAGACCTCCTGTAGTATTTCCTTGAGACATCGTAGATTGAACACCAGTGACACTTACATTCGCACCTGCAGATACTGTAGACACAGTAGTTAACGCATCAAGTTGATCTTCAGAAGCAAGTACAAATATATCTTGATCAATTTGAATTGAGAAAGAAGGACTTGCAAAAGTGCTAGTTAATTGTTGTCCTGTAACTGAAACAGTAACATCTGTAAATGCTGTCTCATTACCAATTGAAGATGTAAGTTGTACTCCTGTAACTTGAACTGAAAAATTATCACCCCAAGCAAACTCTCCCCATTCACCTCTACCCCAACCTTCTCCAGTTAGTGTTGTGCCATCAATAGTTGCTGTTCCTGAAGTAGAAGTTAATTGTGAACCAGATACACCAACGTCTTGTCCAATAGGTGTTGAAACACTTCCAACAGCCATAGACTCTAGGCTACCCGTGACTGAGACTAAAGCAGAAGTACCTCCAACAGAAGTACCTACAGAAGAAGTTAATTGTAATCCAGTAAGAGTTACTTGGTTATCAATTACTTGGGTTTCGTTTCCAATAGTTGATGTTAATGATAGGCCACTTAGGGTAACGGATGTATCGCTTAGGTCTCCCCAAGAGTCTGCACCCCATGTTTTATTACCCCATCCAGTGGCCATATCATCTTATTCCTTTATTAAGCTATTCTTAAAATAGCAGCAGAAGTAGTAAATGCAGGGAACTGAATTGTAAATGTTCCAGCTGTTGCAGTTTTATCACTTCCAAAATCTAAGACAGCAACTGCATCAGTGGTATTTGAACCACCGTTAGTAGTTGTGTTGTAAATCAAAGCGCCTCTTGCCGTAAGAGTTACGTTTTGAAAACTAAGATCAGCAAAGTCAGTAATTGCTATTGAAGATGAAACTTTAACACCTTGGTTAACAAGTGTTCCACCACCAGCTGTGTAATTAGATGAAGTAACTTCTGTGTTAGATCCACCACCAGGGTTAGTAGAGTAGTTTGTTGTTGATTTTCCTAAAGTCGCTGAACTTGTGTACATCGCTAATTTATATGTGTCTGTTGATGCATCGAAATCGTGACTTCCTTGTAGTAATTCTTTTTTAAAAGAATCACAGATTGCGTTTGTTGTTATTGCCATAATTATTCTCCTATTAATTTGTGTTTGGAGTCGGTGAAGCAACCTGTATTCTAGGTACACCATCATCATACTCCGCTCGTCTTCTTCTACCCATTTGTTGTAGGGCAAAATTCTGTACTTCCTCATTGTACTTCTTTTCGTAAAGATTGTACATATCCATAGGACCTTTTAAAAATCTAAATGCTTCTGCTAATACACCGTGCAATAACATAGACTCTTGATACTTTGCTATAAAGGTTTCATTAGTTGAAGTAAATTGTGGTGGATCTTTAATATAATTTATTTGTATTTCTAAAGCAGTCGCAGGTACTGGTGCAACTAAAATATTAAAATCATCCCAGTTTGCGTAATATTTAGGAGTGCCTGTAGCTCCTGTGCCATTAAATTCTGATATATAACTTGTATCTCTTTTTTCCATAAAAGTTCTATTACCTGAACCATCAATAACTTGTATAGATCTTAATATTAAAGAATCTGATGGTATGGATACATATCTGTTACTAGCTGTAAAATTAGAAGTAGCATATTTTCTCAAATCATCGTAATCAACTTTTCCAGCAATATCTAATTCAACTGATCTTATAAAATTTTGTATAATTGAGTCTGTCAATACATTAGAATCTACCTCTGTGTAATCTCGAACTTGTGTTAAAAAATTTGAATATGTTACTGCCATTATGTAATACTCACTGTTACGTTGCCCAAAGTTAATTCTGCTTGTCTTCTTCTATTTTGTAAAGAAGGATCTTGTGGAATCATACTATGTAAAATTGTAGTTACTCCATCTCTAATTACTTCTACGTATTGTGTTTGAAAAGCAAATTGGCCTGGTAATGATAAATTAGCTATTCCAACCATCGAACCACCGGAACTTACTATTGTATCGTCTTGGGGTGCTTGTGGGTTTATATTTGATATATCAGTTGGTTGTTGAAATCTCATTGGTCTTGTATTTTGTAATGCAATTGCATCAGCAGTAAAATGTCTACGTCTTATTTGTGGATGTTTAGGTTCAAATTCAGAATAATGCACTAAAGAACCATTCCATTCCTTAACCATTTCTGTGTAAGGGAATGCCATACCAGATCTATCTGATATTGCTTGTGATCTTTTACCTGTCGCCCATTTAGCCATAATTAAATTCCATTAGGATAAAAAGATTGAGGTGTAATATAAGTTGAAGCTCTTTGACCATCTTCATCCAAAGCTCTTTTAAGTTGATCTTCATAAATTAATTTGTTTTGTTGTACAAGTGTTGGTGCGTTCTTCATCGCTAAATAATAAGCAAGTCCTGCGACCATACAAGGTAAAAACCTAAACACTACATCAGCATCATTGGTGTAAGCACCTGCATCTTGTATTCTTTTAATTACATAATATTTTAAAACAGTGTAAGTATTTAAATTAGGTGCTTGATATAAATATATCTTAGGAATTTCTTGTCTATCCACATAATACTGTGAAGGTTGTCCTAAAGCTAACTTGTTTGGTAAAGCAGCATAAGCTGATCTATCAATTTTTGTTAAAGATACATCTTGTGTGTTAACTGTATTTGCACCTGCTGCAGTTGTTGATACAAAAGCCTCAAGAACATCACTTACCGCTGAGTCTACAGCGTATTCAGCTTGCCCTGAAACTAATGCATTTTCATGT